AAGCTTCTCAGACATATTGTTAAGCTTATCGATATCTTCAACACTGCGTGTCACACCTAAAAACTTTTGGGTATTAGCTGCCATATCTTCAATACTTAAAGAAGATCCCTTTGCTTGTTGGGCTATATGATTAAACAGGCTTGATCCAACTTTGGTATCCCCTAGTACTGCACCCATTAACTGCTCTGATTTTTGGAGTTCAGTTGCTGTGTTCAAACCTTTCCCCATCATTTCAAAACCTTTTTTAGCTATATTTTGTACCGATATTACCTCTTTCAATTTGTCTTTCATCTTATCAAAAGCACTAGTCTTACCACCTGTTTTGCTTAATTCATTATTTAGGTCTGCAGCCGTATGGGATACGCTGTTCAGCTGAATATTAAAATGGTTAGTGGTATTCGTCACATTCCTAATATTCGTCTGATAAACTCTTGTGCTGTTAACTATATTTCTAATGCACGTATTGTATTGTTCTGCTAGCAAAATAGCATTGCTATTAATAACGCTGCCATTTAATGTTGACATTTAAATCACCTCCTTCTTGAAGCTTTTATACGTTTCAGCTTATCTTGTTCCTTCTTTTCCGCTTCAATCCTATGTAAAATAGAAGCATAAAAAAATGCCCTTTCTCTTGATGTCATGTTAACTATTTGTGAAGGTACTATGTGTAGCTTTTGGAGAGCATAATGCGCTATTACAAACTCAGCATTGCCCTCCTGTATTAGTTTTTTGCCTCTTCAATCAGATCATTTTCTGTCTCTAATCCACTAATCTCCTGTACGGCTTGTGATAATACTGCAAATTCTCCTACCAAAAGCATTTTATTCAAAAGTGATGTTGCCCCTATTGCTCCGTAGTGCTTTTGTAAGTCTGCATTGAGTAAATCGGGGTATACTACGCAGCTGGCGACCATTTCATTCATATATGCTAACTTATCAAAGGTCTCATTTCCTTTTTTATCTTTTTTCATATATTTTCTGAGAAGATATTCATTTTCTTCACTTGTAATAGGTTTGATCTCCCATTCTATTGGCTTGCCCTCTTCCAAAAAACGTTTAGATATAACTATCTTTTGGTTTTCAACTTTGGTTGGATTTAAAAATGCCTTTAAACTTTTCATTTGCTTTCAAGTCCCTTCTTAATTTTATTGATTAATTTTCTTAATCCACGTTTATTACTGCTATTAAAAAGAGGGCGCTTAGGCCCTCACTTTCTATCTGAAATTTACAGGTAGATCAAAAAACGATAATCCCTCTATATCATCAAACGTAAAGTCTGTATCAATCGTAACAGGATCTTCTGACTGATCATCAAGAACTGTTACCGGAATAGTTGCAAGTATGACATTATTTAAAATGACTTCCTGCTTGCCAATAGTACTTTGTACATCCTCGTTTTTAATCTGAAGTTTGATACCGCCATAAGTACCATTCTTGATGTAGTCGATAGCCAGCTTTAACATGTCTGAGTTCATAAAATACATTGTCATACTGCCTGTACCTTCTGCACCCACGACTTTATGCTGCGCCATTCTATGTCCCAGCATTTGTCTGCTTTGTACTTTCATATCCAGCTGTGCTTTGCAGTTGGATATCTCAAACAACTCTCTATTTTGTCCATTGATTGTGATAAATGCTTTACCCTCTTTAGAAGATATGGTATCCATCAGCTTTACATAATTATCTGCCATGATCTATCCCCCCTATTTTAAGTTCACTGTAATATAGAATTTTTCTGCACTGTCTACAGGCTGAATATAACTATCGATGATGACAGCATCTGTATCTGCTCCAGGCAGCACGGTTACGTCTTCAGGCGCAAAGTTTTGAATAGCCTGCAGCCTCTGAAGTTCTTTAAAATAATCGATAAGGCTTGCTCTTAAGAGGCTTCTGCCCTCATCATTATTATTAACCTTTCCCATATAGTTTGCTTCAAAAATACTGGTCACATCATTGTTAATGTTATCAATCACTCTCACAACTCTATTTTTTCTAAAGTCCTTTGCCTTGTCTGCTGTATAGGTAATGAAAGAGTTAATATCATATACTGCCGTTACATTTTGATTGAAATCTGATTTAAAAATAAATTTTCCTGCTGTAACAGCTTCTTCCATCTGATTTTTGGTCAGCTTAGGCACAGCATCAATGGCACCTATGTATTTTTTATTGGTGTTAGACTGATTAACTCTAGCTCCTGCCGTAGCTCCTGCTACCCACGCTGTACATTGAGCTGCTGAGAGTATTTTGCCCTCAGAAAGTTTGATCCCATTAGCCACATTAATGACTGCTTCGTCATCTGCCTCATAGCTCGCTAAAACAGCTTGTACATATTTACCTTCATCGGCCCTTAAAGCTTTTACCCACAAAGCAATAGCTGCCTTGTTTGTATCAAAACCTTCTCCATCATATGGATAGGCAAAGGTATTAAAATCCTCTGTCTTAAGAACATTTAAGCCTGCATCCAAATCTTCTGAAGTATGGGCAACACCTAAATTATATACAATAACTGTCTGCGCGCACTTAAGGGCCTCTGTAATTAATTCATAGTCTGCTGCTGTAGGTGCTTTTTCTTTAAGCTCACTTGATGTAGCTGTTTCAAAGTATAACTGACCTTTTTCTCCCACACTTAGCTCCAGTGCTATAGCTACCGTGCCACGATCACCGGGCATAATGGAAAGAGGTTTGTTCGTCAAAAAATTAATATATACTCCTGGTAATACTTTGTTTTGTGAAGTCCATGTTCCGCTCACTTTATATCACTCCTTATTTCAAATTGTTCTATCTCTCTCATACTATTTACTGCCTCTGCTATCATTTCTGTATACCTTATATCAAAAGTAAAGTGTATTTTGCCTTCCTCTATACTGCATTTTTTATTTTTGATTCTCACCCTAAGATTTTCTGACTCCAATAGTTCAAACCCTTTTAAAAGGGTTAACTGAATCAAATCTATAGCCGCTTTATCCTGCAATATATCAGGTGAATAGATTATTTCAAATGATAATAAGCTGCTAAATTTAGTATTTAGCAGCTTATTATAAGCTTGACTTTTTAGTTGTATTAGAAATGATGGTGTTTGGGCAGCCACGGGGATTTCTGTATCATATACTTCTGTCTCTGGGTATAATCCCTGTAACTTGTCTATCATACAGGTCTTTATTTGACTAATCATTTTTACTATCCACCCCATTATTCTATTCCATTTGCAATTAGACTTTTGAAGTCCTTAAGTTACAATAACAAACTCTGCATATTTTTCCTTGATTGCTTCATATTGTTCATCTAGGCCTTTAATAGAGCCATCTTCTCCCAGCACCAGTTTATCTTTGTCGAATGCGTTTATTAACAATTGATGCTATTTCACATCAAAATCATGGAGCCTTTTGCTCAGGGCATTGTCAAGCATAAAACTTCTCAGCTGGGAATCATATGCGATTTTTATTGCTTCTATTTGCAGCTTGTAATCCTTTATTTCTACTTTTAAAACTTCATTATAACTATTAAGTTTTTGCCACTTATCTACTTCCAAATAAGCGGTTTCTAATTGTTTTCTTAACAACTCATGTTGTTTTTTTAACCTAGCATACCGCTCATCAGCACGTTCTAATGAAGTGGTATAAAGTTTGGCCTGTTTCATGGCTGTTACAATTTTTTTAATGGTTTCTTTATCTATTGCTAGCTCAACCAACAGCTTTTTCATTTTTCTTTTCCTCCAGTACGCTTTTTAGGTGGTTGCATCACATTTGCACTGTTACTAATCCATTCTTTTAGGTCTTATGTATAGTTATAAAAGACAGAACTAAAATTTTAGTGATTGGTATTTGTTTTTGTCTACATTAACATAGTATCACTTCCAAATGGTATTTTTCAGCACACTTTAAATATAAAAATAAGGTATTTTTTAGGTATAATTTCTTTTATTTAAGAACTCATTTAATACGGTAAGTATGATTACTCTATTCTTTTTAACCGTTTCTTCACTTACATCTAACTTATAAGCTACTGTATTAATCTTATTCCTTTTAAAATACCTAAGTTCTATCAGTTCAGACTGTTCCTCTGTTAGCATGGTCAACATATTATCGATTTTTTCCAGCTGTATTTCTTTGCCTCTTTTTAGCTTCATGAGATACTCTAATTTTTGATCTTTATGAATAACTTCATTTTCTATGATACTGTTAAATTTATAGGTACTTGTACTTGCTTTAATCTCTGTATAAGTGCTTGTGCTTAATCCCCCATATTCATTTTCGACCGCCTCTATATCCAGTTCAATGTCTCTGATCTCCGCTTTAATGCTATTGTATCTGTATAACATATCCTCTATCTCTTTATATCTTTTCATGACATAACCCCTCTTTCACATTGTATAAAATCACCTTGTTATTGGCATATTAACATTGACATTTAATAGCAATTAATCTATTATATAGTCATAAGTTTTACTAGATAATTTTCATGCATTTATTTTTTAGATTTTATTATTGCTAATTTACATGATTATTTTCATTTAGATCATATTATAAACACATACTACATGATTATTTTCTAGTAGTCAATATTTTACATGATTATTTTCATCTATTTTATAAAACGTGTGAGGGGATAAAAAATGACTCTGGTAGAAAAAATTCGATCT